TTGCATGGTTTGGCTGATGCTTGGACGTGCGGAAATTGGCGGTCTGCTATCCACCTGAATTGGTGCGGCTGTGGCAAGTCCGATACCTAAACCGCCCGCAATTAAGGCTTGTTTTCCGTAATTTAAGGCGTTCAGCGTGGCGATGCCTAGACGGTTTGTAGCTTCTTTTGTCATGACATATTCACCACCGTGGAAAATGCCTTTAGGTTCGTATTTCCCGCCATTTCCCGCGTAACCGCCTGACCATCTATTCACATTTGGCACGTCTAGCCCCGCACCTGTCATGAAATAGTTTCCTGCAGCGCTGTTATTCATGGCATTAGCTGTGGCATTTGATACTTTTTGTTTTGCCGCGTCGATTGTTTTCCCAATGCCTTCAAGCGTTGGCATATTATCAAGCACCCACTTAATGCCATCCATCAGCCATTGCAAAGGTTTTGTCACTAAATCAATTCCGGCAGCAAGCCATTCTCCAAATTTTTTCCCTGCAGCCGCGGCAGCATCAAGATCATCTTTTGTGCTTTGCACAGGGGAAAGTAGATTCGTAAACCAATTAAAAGCGCTTTCAATCCAACCAACAAACGGCTTGAATTTGTCGATGACGGGTTGTAATCCTGATTGTAGTCCGCTTAAAAATCCACTAAAGAATGAGCTGATCGGCTGCCAATATTTAAATATGGCAATGCCTGCCGCAATGATAGCGGCACCGATAGGGGATAATGCAAGCCCCACAAATTTAAGCGGTGACAACAACCCACGAACGATTGCGCCGCCAATTCTTGGCAATAGCACGCCTAAATTTGCCAACGCCAAGCCTAGCCGAGCGATAGGGTATAAGACAAAGCTTAAAACTGTGCTTAATGCCCCGAAAATCGTCAATGCTCCGCCGATTGCTCCCGCAATCATCACAATGTTTGATGTGAGTTTTGGATTTTCAATAATCCAATTTTTAATCCGATCAATTACGCCGCCGATTTTATCCATTAAGCGTTCAAGCGTTGGTGCGAGAGTTCCCCCAATGACAGAATTGAGATTGAATAATCTATTTTTAAAAATGCCCCATTTAGACGACAAGGCTTTCATTCTTGTGTCAAATTCACGGCCCATTGATCCTTTTGCCGCTTCGCTATTTGCCAGTTCAATTTGTCTGCGCCATTCTTCTGTATTTGAGACTAACAATGCGAGTGTTTTTGTATGCTCCGTGCCGACTAAATCTGCAATGGTGCCTAGTCGTTTTGATTCAGGCAGTTTTTTGAGTGCGTCCACGATTTTAAAAATCGTGCCTTGTGCATCTTTAACCATGCCTAACTCAACGGCATTTGCACTTAACCCTAACGCGGCCAAGCCATTTTTAACGGGCTTTTTCTTGCTTGCTTGTGACAAGCGCGTGAAGATAGCATTGACGGCTGTCGCTGATTGTTCTTCTGCCGCACCTGCAGTTTGCAAGGTTGAACCTAAAGCCGCCATATTCTTTTCGCTAATATTGGCGATGCCAGAAATCCCCGAAACTCTGTTCATAAATCCGATGATTTCTGTCCCTTTAGAAATGGCATTATCATCAAGATAGTTAATGGCATCAGCCAGTTCGCGTGATGCTTGTGCTGATAGCTTAAAGTTTTTTGTTACTTTCCCGTATTGTTCGACAAGTTCATCCGGATTAGCCGCATCAAATGCCGTTGCCATTTGAGTGTTTAATCTCACAAACTCCGCGAGCTGTTCTTTTGGCACGTCCATTCTTGCTGCACTTTCAATCATGTTGGCGATTTGCACGGTGGTGAGTGGCAATTCTTTTGATAGATCCTGAATGTTTAATTTCCACTGCTCAAATTCAGACGTGAAATTTCCTGCATCATCTTTCAAGCCTTGCACTTGTCTTGCCACGCCAACCATGGCATCTTCAAAACTCATAAAATCACGCACGGAACCAACCAAAGGTGCAGTGATGGTTGCTCCTGCTGCAAGCGCTTGCGCACCGACAATTTGTGCTTTGCTGTTAATATCTTTGAGATTATCGACTTTCCCACGATAGCGACTGTACGCCGCCTGTTTAGCATTTAACTTACTCAATGCGGCGGATTGATTGCTAATCTGCTGATTTGCCGCTCTCATGTTGCTTTTTAATTCGCTTTGACGCTGTGCAAGTGTTTTTGATGATAACCCCGCCGCATTGAGTTCTTGGCGAGTTTGCTTTAATTTATTGGCTGTCGCCGTTTGTTCGGCGGTCAATTTTTTGACGGCTTGTTGTGCGGCCAATACTTTATTTTTGAATTGCTCGGTTGGATTTTTGGCACTGTTTAATTGATTGGTGTATAAGGCGGCTTTTTGTTTAGCTTTTGCCACTTCATTGTTCAGTGCGTTTAATTTGTTTTTTAATGGATTGATCGTCGCCGCATATTTTTTAATAGCCGCTTCGTTTTCTCGTTCTGCTTTGCTTAATTGTGCGCGAACGGCTTTATTTTCTTTCAATTTCTTTGAAAGTTCAGACACGCTTTTGCTTGCACTTTTCAACGGTGCCGACATTTTATCAATGGCATTGAGTAAGACTGATAATTGCAAATTGTTCATAAAAGCTCGCTTAAATACTTAATTGTTCAATGACTAAATCTTCGATGATGTCTAAATCGCTTTGGCTAAAGCCTAACAATTCACGCTGTGCGTATCGCACTTTGAAATCTTTTGTTTTTGATGGGCTACTCATTAAGCCGTATTGATGCACTTTTGCAATCATTGAACTTGACCCATTAAACCCGACCGACACTTCATTGGCATTGCTCTGAATTTTGAAATATCTTGCCGTTCTCAACTTCGCAAACATGGCTTTTCGCTTAATTCTGCCTTTCTTTTTGCCAAATTCTTTTCTTGGTTTTCTTGGCTCAAAGGCGGTGCCGTCTGGGTTTTCTTGACGTGCGATGCGGGCTTGTTGATTTTTTCGTAAAGCTTGCCCAATGTTTCTGGCCAACTGACGGCGGGCTTGCGGTGAGAGATTATTAATCAGTGCGGTTAGTTTCGCTTGGACTTCTTCCACCGTTGCCATTATTCACCGCCTTTAAAAATCAAACGTTCATCGTCTATTTTTTCGAGATAGACTTTTAATGTGTTTAATGTTTCCCATTCCGGTGCGGTTGGTTCTGTGGCGTAAGTCATCTGCACGTTTTCGCCCACTTGTTTTGCCACAACGCGTTCGGTAAGTTGAATTTCAAACGACACGTCCGCCGTGTTGTTATTGTTGTAATCCAGTTGGAATTTAAAGGCGTTTTCACGGCGTTGCGGATTTTCGAATAGTTCGGGTTGGTTTTTCCGTAAATACGCATTAATCGGCACAATGAGGCTTGCAATATCAAAGGTGAAATCAGTGATGATGATGTTGAGCGTGTAACGATACTCAAAGCTCAGTGATGTGCTGCCTGTTGCAACAACTTGACCGCCGTCAACATAAAGCTGTAAGCGGTCAGGATTTTTCACAAAGTCTTGGTGACTTTGCTCAAGGATTTTGCGCAGTTGGTTTGGCTTTTTCATTTTCTGAAATTCCGTTGTTGCATTTCGTATTTTTGCTGACACTCCACGCAACGGGTTACGCCTTGAATTAATTGGCGGCGTTTTTCAGGAATGGGGATGTCGCAATCTTCGCAATAAAACGCACTGATCGCTTTAAAAGTTCGGTGTTTTTGTAACGCAATATCACGTGTCATTTGTTCGAGTTCTTGCGCACGGTCAAATTGATCGGTCATTGTTTTTCCTGTTTATTAAATTCATCAATGCATTTCTTCAATGCTTGATTTTCAACAATGCATACACTTAGCTTTTGTTGGCTTTGTAAATAAGCGTTAGCCAAATCGCCGTTTGTTTTAATTGTGGCGGCAAATAGCGTACATTCTGCAACTTGCGGGCATAGAATTGGCTGTTTAATGATTTTCGGAGTTGTTGAACACGCCGCTAACATCATCAGGGATAAAAGTGTCAGCCCAATCTTGGTGTTTTTTAAGTGCATTTTTTAAATCCTGTGTTTGCTTGGTTTGAGAGATTTTTAATTG